CCACCGCCGCCGCCCCGGTGGCCACGCTGTAGCCCAGCGCCGCGCGAGCCGATGCCGAGAACGCTACCGCAAGCCCAGTGATTGCACCGCCGATTGCCTGCCGGTTGATGAAGGCTAGATAGCCCCCAATGGCAGGCAGCAGGTTCTGGGCCAGCGGAACAGCCACGCGACCGACGAACGCCAAGGCGTTGCCAACGTCCTCGAGCAGCACGGCAAGGGTCCGCGCCGCCTCTGGCACGTTGATGCTCTGTACGAACTTGATGAAGTTGTCAGCGCCTTGCGTCAGCGCGGGCTGCAACTGCGTCAAGATGCGGCCCGCAAGCTCCTGCATCGCCTGGCCAGCCAAGCCAAACGAGTCTCCGATTGCGTCGATCTTCTCAGGGTCGAGCCCTGCGACACCATCGCGGAAGCCGCCAAGGAACGTCTGTGCCGTCTTCAGATTCTCAGGCAACTCACGGAACGTTGGCAGCAACTGCGCGCCGGCCTTGCCGAAAACGGCCACCGCTGTCGCCGCCCGTTGAGCCGGGTTCTCGATGGAGTTAATCGCCGAAGCGATCGTCTGAAACTGCTGCGTGCTGGTCTGCGTTGCCAATCCATCAGCCGACAGGCCGAGAGTGGAAAGAGCCTTGGCGGCTTCCTTGCTGCCACCGGCAGCGTTCGTGATCGTCACCTGCGCCCTGGTGAACGCCTTGGCCAACTCCTCCGTGGACGCACCAGACAAATCGGCCGCCACCTGCAACGTCCGCAGTTCTTGGTACGACACCCCGAGGCTGGCAGCCAGCTGCCGCGTGTTGTCGATGGCGTTTAGTGCCCCGCTCGTGAACGCTTGAAACGTGTTGGCAATCGACGATATGCCGCTGATGAACGCTTTGGAAATCTCCAGCGTCTTGAGTGTGGAGACATCGCGGGCCGTTTGCTTTGCGGCGTAGCCCAGCTTCTGCAATTCCACGACGCCGGCGTTGATACCCTGGGCCATGCCCACGGCAGATGCCGATAACTGAAATCCAATGCCAAGCGTTGCCATACTTCACTTCTGGCCAAGGTCGGCCGCTAACTGCCTGAGCGTTTCTGCAATCTGCGTTGGGTGCTGCGGTGCCTTGCGTTCCACCGGCACGAAGTCTTGAGCCTCGGGGACTTTGTTTTTGCAGTACGGGGCCAGCACCGAACTTGCCAGCATTCCGGTCTGCAGCCAAGGATTGTCGAGCGGACGAAACCAGCGGCTGTAGGCGATCCACTGCGAGAACTCTCGCGAGTCCATCGCGTCGATCTCTGCCACCGTTTTCTTGAGGTGCGAAGCCAGGTCGAGCTTGAAACGCAAACTCGGCCTGGCGTTCATTCCCCCGCCAGTTTTTGGATTTCCTCCTCTGTCAGCGCGTTGTGCTTCAGGGCCGCCTTCCACAGTCCATGGATCTGGTCAACGCTCTTGCGCTTCAAAGCCGCCACGCCTTCGTCACCAGGAAACAGCAGCGTGCCCTTGTCATCACACAGGCAGCGAGCGAGCAACTCAGAACGAAAGTCTGGAATGACCGGCACGGACTTCGACTGGGCCTCGAGCAGCTTGACCTCGTAACTGTCTCGGTCGCCGACGGTCATCAGCCGAACGCACACCTCACCGCCCCAGGCAGGCACTCTGATGATCTTGGCGTCGCTGGCTTGCTCAATCTGATCTCGCGTTAGCGCTGGCATGGTTTCACCCGTCAAGAAATCTGAACGTCACGGTGTAACGGGTCACGCCGTTCAACTCGGGCGCGACGGTCAGTCCTTCATAGACTGCCTGAGTCGTCAAGGTGGCGCCGCCGCCGGCAACCGTGAGCGTGCCGAGGACGCCGTAGTTACCAGTAGCAACGCCTGCGATGCCGAGGCAGGTCAGCGAAAGGCTTCCAACTTCGTCTGTCCATGCGGACGCACGACCTTTGGCCGGGCCGCCTCCATACTGCCACGACAGGCCCGTGACCTCGGCAAACGTCGTACTGGCAAAGGTCGCCGTGATGCCTGTGCTGTAACTCGCCACGGACGCCTCCGTAGCTCAAGCCAGCTGGAACTCGGCCGAGCCCCGAATGGCGTCGTTGACGGTCAGCGTCACCGCAGACGAATTGCACGTTGCCGTAGCAGAGACGGAGATCCCGCCGGTAATCGCCAGCGTGCCGGTCGTGTTCTGTGCGATGACATTGGTGCCGATGTACTCGATCGATACGCTCTTGCCGGTGTCCCCGCCCTGCGTGCCGACAAGCGGCCGGGCGATCGAGAGAACGCTGGCCCCGGTGGTCAGGCCGAGGTGCGAGATGTCAATGTTGTCGGCGCCGCCACCAGTTGACCCGATGGTGTAGGTGATGCTGGTGACCGTGAAAACAGTGCCACCGAAAGAGAACGTCGTGCCAAGGCCAGAATGCGGGGTCGCTGCCATGCGTCAACTCTCCTGCCAGCGGATGTCGTAGCTTTGCGTGACCTGATACGCCGGCGGCATTTCTGCACCGCCGAGTGAAACGAAGTCGTCGCTCTCGTTTTCGAGCGATACCTGATCCACAACCGTATTATCAGCCTGCCCCCCGTACCCATCCAGAACGCGACGCAAGGCATCGGCCACCTCCCGCGTCTGGTCGTACGTGACGCCGTACGCCTGAAATTCGACGGTCACGCGGGGCATCCCCATCGGGTTCCCAAGGGTCTGCTCCCGTTGAATCCCCGTGCGCCTCCACGTCACGAAAGGCAGGGTGGCCGACGCCGGGGCAAGCACGGGGTAGATGCGCAGCCCAACTAGCGTAGTGACAGACGTGCTGCCAACGAGGGCGGCTCGAAGGACGGCCTCTGGGGATTTCATAGGCCGAAGTCTCCGTATTTCTTCTGGGTCGCGCGGATCGCCGCCGACAGCGACTTCCGCATCTCAACGTCCAAGATGCTTTGCATCTGGCCCCGCGTTGACTGGAAAGCCCGTGTCAGCGGCTTGCGAGCCGGGCTGCCGCGCACCTGGCCGGTGGCGATGAAGTCCACTGGGTAGCGGCGGACGCCGGGCCGGAAGAACGGGCCGCGGCTGTTGAACGACGACAGGATCCCCCGCCCAGACGCCGGCTCCTTCCTGCGTTCAGTGAGCGTGCGAATGCGACCGCCCAGGACTACCCTGCGGCGGCTGACACGCTTCGACTTTCCTGCCGTTCGCGGGGCAGTGCCATACTCGACCAGATGCGAGTGGTATGCCCTATTCGGCCCCTTTAGCACGCTGCCGCCGATGAAGGCTGGCGTAGCGCCCTTCTGGCTCTTGCTGTTCACCGGACGCCGGAACCCGACAACCACTACGGCGACCGGCAGCTTGGCCTTGTTGTTTGTGTATTTCCGCTCGACCTTGCTGACGCTCGCCAGCAGATTCCCCGTGATCTCGCCAAGGGCCGCCACGTTTTTTTGCAGGGCTTCCTGTCCTGGCTTGGCGGCCTTGCGAAGCGCCCGCAGTTGGTACTTCGTGCTGATGTCGCGGGGCAGCTTCTTGAGCTCAGCCACGATGTCAGCGAGCGGCTCCAGTGCAAACAGGGCTTTCGCCTTCTTGCCTCGCCCTAGTGCCAACTTCATAAGCGGCGACTGATTGCCGCCGGCAAATACGCTCGCCATTAGGGGATCGTCTCCTGGCAGATGATCTCGTGCTCGCTGCGGTTGCCACGCTCGAGCAGGCTGACGATCTCAAGCGTGCGGTTCCGCCAGGAGAACCGCATATTCTGCGTCAGCCCCGGCAGATATCGCATCTTCACACGATGCGTTACGGAAATCTCTTGCTGCCCGAGCCCGAGCGACTCTCGCGCCGTGACGCCCTCCACGCTTGCCCAGACGGCAGAGGAGTCGCTCCATGACAGCACCGTCTCGCCGAGCGTGTTGGTGGCACCACTGGCGACCTGCACCGTAATCCGATCGCGGAGTCTGCCGGCGTCGATCATCGGTAGGAACCCCACCGCTGCGAGTCAAGAAGCGACTTCACGCCGAACTCGATTTCCTTGGAGATGCTGCCCGTCAGCACGCCGCTGCGGGAACCGTCGTACCAGTGCCCGACGAGCATCAGCATGGCGTGCCGGATGGCCGCCGGGACGCTGGCCCCGCTGGTGCCGTAGCCTGCCCACCACGTCACCGTCACGGCGTTCTGGTCGTCTAGGTTCGCCGGCCACGTCCCGGCACGCAGCTGCCGCACAACGCCCGGCGTTGCGCTCCTGTCCACTCGGTACTGCGATGCCGACAGGGTGGCCGTAGAATCGTCCCCCAGCGTGTAGGTGACCGCGACCGTCGTGGCCGTGCCGCTGGCCACCATCGGCGGCCTAGGCAGCTCGAACTCATAGGGAAACGAGTCGAGCCGCATGACGTACTGCTGGTGGATCAGGGCACGGTCAAGGTACTGCTCCACCCACTCCCGAGCCGCCGTGATGAGCGTGCCGATGTAGGTGTCGTCGGTGTCGGCATCGACACGCAGATGGGCCTTGGCTTCGGCGAGCGTGACGGGCTCAACCGCCGGGGCTGTCTGGCGAGTCAGGCTGCGGTACTGCACGGGGGCGTCCTCGTTTGCGGGGCGTGGCATCAGCGGTTTCGGCCTGGTGTTCCACGGCCGCCGTCTCGATCAGCGTCTGCGTGTCCTCGACGGCGATGCCTCGCCGTATCCAATCGTTCGCCATTCCATCCGGCACGTCTGGCAGAACCTGCCCACGGCGGTAGACGCGATAACTCTGCACCATTCGTATTTTCATGACTGGGGCACACTCCATGCAGTTCCGGGTCGCTTCATGGTGTTCGTGAAGTCGGTGGCCCACTGAAACACCGGCTGTGCCAGATCTCGGCCAGGCCACGTCACCATGTATTCGCCGTGGCCCAGAACGACCCGCGGCGAGACAAACACACGGTTTCCGCTTTCTCGCCAGTTCTTCCACCACCAGATATCCGGGTCCAGCCTGCCCTCATTCCATGACTTGTCTGGACCCGGCTGGCTCCAGAACCACGGCTTGTTGTTTCGCTTCAACGCCGCCGTGCTTATGACCGTCAGCCCGAAGTGCGCCGAGTCCACTTCCTGCACGGGTTCGGCAAACCACGACATCGGCAGCGTGGACTTCTCGCCGTCCATCACTTTGCCCAGCGTTCCCTTGAGCGTGAGCATGGGCCGCCCGTCTTCCCGCTTGGTCTGGAGCCCGGTGATGGCATCGCACTGGAAAGCCATCGCCAGCGAAAGCAGGTGCTCCACGTCCGCCTGGGTGAAAAACGTGTCGTAGTCGATGGTGAGCAGGTACTCGCACTTGTCGATGAATTGCTCCATGATCCGGGTGTGGACCTGATCCCAGAAACAGCCGGTGCCCATTGTCGGCCGAATGCCGAGCGGCATGAGCGCCTGAGCCCATGCAAAATGGTTACTCGTAAAACTCAACCGAGGCATCGAGAGGATCGCCTCAACTCGGATGTCTACCGACGTGTCGCCAACCTTGACCAGCATGGGCAGCCTCATAAATGGGAACGGCAGGCAGAGCGTGGTGCCCTGCCTGCCGTTCACTGTGCCGGTCGTGTCAAGCGTCAGCCGGCGACGTTGACGGAAACGCCCTTGGTCGTGGCGTCGTATGGGCCTTCTTCTGCACGCGAGAGCCGAGCCGCCACCACGATCACCGTGTCGGTGTTCGGGCTGGCGTTCACGGCCAGGTACCGCTTCTTGCCACGGCAGTCCACCTCAAGCCTGCAGACCGTCATAGTGCTGGAGACCGTCTGGCCCGCGTAGGCGGCCGGAACGAGCGAGGAAGTGAACCCCGACACCGTCTCGGTCACGGCGGTTGCGGCGTCGCCCTGACGCAGCGTGAGCGTCTGCGCCACGCTGGAGGTGCTGACGGCCGGTCCGAAGATCACGTCAATGCTGGCGTGATCGAAACCGAGCGTGTCGAGCGTCAGCGTGTTCGTCTGCGAGCTCGTGTAGACCGACGCCTTGCCAGCCACCGCACTCTTGGTCATCGCTGCATGGATCATCTGTCAGGTTCTCCTAGAGAGTGAAGTCCGGGTCAGTTCGCGGCGGTACGAAGGGCAATCACAGGGCCAGCCTCGCTGGTCGATCCCAGGCTGTGGAAGTTCGCGGTGGCCCGCACGACGCCCGAGACGAGCGTCTGGTCGAGTTCCACGAACCGCTCCTGGCTGACCCGCAACTGGTACGCCTGGCGGATGCCGAGAGCACCGGCCATGGCCAGATCGCCGAACAGCACCTTGACCTTCGACGTGTCGCTGCCAAGCGTGCTGTTCATCGGGAACACAAGCGTGACCGGGTAACCGAGGAACGTCAGTCCGAAGCCGTTGGACACGCTGGCATTGCCGCCCTGGGCAAGATCCAGCCGCTGCATCGCAGCGTGGTAGCCAGCCGGCGAGATGTACCAGCGGGCACCGGGCAGGGCGTACCGAGGGCACTTCGCCAGCACCGACAGGAAGTCTTCCTTGTCGAGCGTCTCAAACGACACGTTGCCAGTCAGCGCCGTCACCATCGAGGCAGTGAAAGACGCCGTGGCGATCTTCACGGCGATGCCGTGATGGCCACCGTAGCTCGAGGTGCCGTCGCCGATGAAGACCGCTTCATCCAAGGCGCGGGCCACGGCGAGGCTGTGCTCAGTGGCGATCAGGTCGGCGACGCCCACGCCATCGGCGAAGAGCTCGTTGGAAACCTTCGTTGCCACCCCGAACTTCTGAGCGACGAGTTGCACCTGCGTGCCACTCATGTCGCTGTAGGAAAACTCGCTGTTCTCGCCAAGCCAAGCACCCGTGACGCCGCTGATCCGCTTCGGGATTGACAGCACGTCGCTCGACATGGCGAAGTTCTGCAGGGCCGTCGGGGCCACGCCATACGTTTCCACGTTGCGGATGATTGTGGAGGACAGCTCCTCTGGGACGGCGAACCCGCCAGCCGAGTTGACCCCGCCCACCATCGTGCGGGCCTCAACGCCGTGGTCGTTGCACCACCGCTTGGCCTCGGCATCGCCGGCGTAGGTTGCCTGGAGCCAACGGCCGACGCGGTACGCATCCTCGTGCGAGCGGAACGCCTTCAGCGTCCGCCCGTCGCGGACCGGCTCAATGCGAGCCTTCTGCTCCTCGGCGCGAACTTCGGGCGCCGGGGCACAACGCTCGGACACCTTCCGCAGATTGGCGGCCGAATCGGTCACCTTCTGCTCAAAGTCGATCTGCCCAGTCAGAGCCTTGGCCTTCTCGGTCAGACCTGCAAGCTCAAGGTTGCGGGCTTCGAGGTCGGACTTGTTGTCGGAGTCGAGCGCGGTCAGAGCGTCGATCCGCTCGGCAACGTCGTTGGCTTCGGCGCGGAGGGCAGTGAGGCGGTCCATGTCGTGATGTCTCCAGCGGCGT